CATTATATATATATAAGTATATATTTGTTTATACGATATTCATTTTCAAATAGACACATACTTCGGATTCGATACATGCACCATTCCTATCGTCTCCGTTTTTTCAACGTCACCAATTCGTGCATAAACAACATTTATGTTTTTCAAACGGGCATATTTAGAGACTTGTTTGCACAATACAGCGCCCTGTTTTACTATATACCTCAATGTTTTTTTATCGAGGTCTTCATCTATTTTAGCAATAATATGTCCCGAGGATTGTCCCTCTATATGAAACCACATATGATGTTCTTCCGCATCATCAATGATTTCGAAATTTTCTCGAGCATTTTTTCCAATAACAAACTCGATGTTGAGATTGCTGTTCGGAATATCGATACACTTTATAGTCGGCATTTTGATTTATACAAGTTCATTTTTATATAAATCAAATATCAATTTTACATACAATTACCGTAACACTTTCCTTGATAATAATACACATCGCGGTTTTTGATAGAAGTGTCGCTATAAATACTCTTTTGTTTGGGTCCATTTTCATTTCCGTGAACACATTTCTCTCCACCGACCGACACACAGCAACTTGTTGTCGCACACACATCTTTTGTTAAGGAATTGCATTTTTTCTCGATTTGACCAAACATATCTGTATCTTTACAGAACCCCTCATTTTGACCATATGCGACCGTAGTTGGTTCGGTTTTAAATTTAAAGTTGTTGTTGTAAGCAGCTTGCTCATGTGAAGGAACATATCCGGAACCTCCATATTTTACTGTTCCCGGTTCATTGTATAACGGTGATGGCTGCATATCTATTTTCCCATCACCCCCTTTCAAATTTTCCATTTTTTCTTTCCACTCATCCATCGCTCCTCCGGGTGAAATGTTTAACGTTCCTGAGTCTGAATCACAAAGTGATGTTCTTTGTTCAGCAGTCAAATCTGAATCAGGCTTGCATAGTTTTTCCTTTTGTTCTTCCCATAGTTCATCAGTTGATGAATCACCGGGCTCGCGACCTGCATACGTATCATAATTATATGTATCGGGTGCAGACGTATCATTACCAGCTAATCTATTTTGCGAATCAGCATAAGAGGTTGAAGCGTTTTGATATCCTTCTTCGGAAGTGTTAATATATTGATATATTGTCCATATAGCAAACGCGATTAAAATACTATATCTCACATTCATGACCATTGTGCGCGATAAGACGTTTTCTAGAGATATACAACTGAATATACCTAAATATTTTGGTTTCAATGTTATCAATAAGATTATAACTACAGTCAAATAAACATATATCATTATTTGTAATATTTAGACATTTTATTTTCTGTTACAAAATTGAATTAGAGGTTTCGATATTAAGTAATACATTATATATATCAACTATGATTATTCCTGTTAAGTGTTTCACGTGCGGTTCTGTTTTAGCAGACAAATATCGATACTTTCAAGATGAGGTTCGGAAAATGAAAATTCAAAAGGGCGATGACCTAGAAAAGGTAGTGTATTTAACAAAAGACCATATTGAAAAGACACCCGAGGGAGTCGTATTAGATGATTTGCGGTTAACCAATGTATGTTGCAGACGACATATGCTAACTCATGTAGATATTGAGTAGATAATGTGTATTCACTTACATTTTGGGATTTTGTATTTTTTATCGGAGATGAAGAGAATATGTATATATTCTATATATACAAACCATGCCGACACAAAAACATCGTAAAAAACAAACTATCAATAAACGAAAGACTAAAAATGGTCGTAAAACACGCACAGTTCGTAGACGTAAAATGAAAGGAGGTGTTTCGTTCAATGACCCTGTTAATCCTTCAAATTATCCAAGTTATCCTTCGAATATGTATAATAGCGGTGACCCACAGCGTGATATTATTGATTCTCGATCACTTCCAAACATGTCTTCCGGAGGTAGAAAAAAGGTGTCGCGTCGCAATCGCACAAAACGTTCTCGTAGAAGACGTCGGCATAAGATGAAGGGAGGTTCATTGATGGGCACCGATTTAGTGAGCGGTTTAACAACATCGACATCAAACGAGATGTCCTCATTCGGAACTACTGGAGGTACCAATTTAATGTATGATAAAATAACGGGTTCTGCTATACCCGAGGGTCCAGCAATGCATGCCGAACGCGTTATGGTTCCAATCGCATAAATAATAATATATGTTTTTTCTAATCCTATATTATAAATGGCTATCTCTGGTTTGCGTAAATTGTGTACCCCTTCTTATGTGTATTTAGTAATTTCTTCCATCGCATTGGTTGTAATGTTATATCAAAATATTGGTAATGTCGACAAATATTGCTTAGGTTCTTACACATGCACTGTTTCTAGCACTGCTCTTATTTTCGTATTGAAAGCACTTTACATTCTATTCTGGACATGGGTTTTGAACCTTATGTGTAACGCTAATGCAACTGGTATTGCTTGGTTCTTATTGCTTCTTCCAGTTATTATCATGTTTGTTCTATTATCTGCTATGATGATTAACGGTAGCGTTTAAATAATCGTCTAACAATATACGCCTCATTTTGTATATTGTTTAGTGAAATTAGAGTAATCGTAAAATTGATTTAAATATAAAGATTTGTTATAATAGTAATCTATACGTCAAACATGCAACCGGCATTAAACCAATTTTCAGAAGAAAACGATATTCTTAAGTTCACACTTCATGGTGTTAACGTATGTTTCGCTAATGCGGTTCGACGCACAATATTGTCGGATATTCCCATTGTTGTAATTCATACTGATTCACATGAAACAAATCAATGCACAATTAAGCAAAATACCGGTCGTCTTCATAATGAAATTATCAAACAACGTTTAAGTTGTATTCCTATACATACCACTCTCCTTCGCGACACCGATAGAGAAAAGGCTTTGCCTGGTAATTATTCTCTTGTTTTGGATATTACAAATGATACTGATAATACTATATTTGTTACTAGTGGTGATTTCAGATTAAAAGACAATGCTACAAATACTGTTCTATCAAAGGAAGAGATGGACAAACGTTTTCCAGGTCTCTTCCCAATGAATATAAAAACTCAATCTTATATCGATTTTGCTCGTCTTCGTGCTAAAGTGAGCAATGAAATATCAGGAGAATCATTGAACCTGACTGCAGATTTCGCAGTCAGCACGGCAAAACATAGTAGTATGTATAATGTTGTTTCAAAGTGCGCTTATGGAAATACGCAAGATACGACCAAATCGCTCGCGGCATGGGACGCGCACGAAGCTAAGTTGCGAACCGACGGTGAAACGGACAGTGATATTAAATTTCAAAAGAAGAATTTCAATATTTTAGATGCACAGCGTCATTATGTTCCTGATAGTTTTGACTTTGTATTGCAAACGTTGGGTATTTACGACAATAAGGATTTAGTTCGCAAAGCATGTGCTATTCTGCAAAATAAGCTCATTGATATCATTCAAGGGGTGGAGTCAATGCCTATATTTATATCCGACACAACTATGGAGAATTGTTTCGATATTCGCCTTGAAAATGAAGATTATACTATTGGTAAGGTCATTGAATATATCATGTATACCAAATTTTATGAAGGCGATAAAACGTTAACATTTTGCGGTTTCAAGAAATTTCACCCTCACGATACGGAATCTACAGTGCGCATTGCGTTCGACAAAAAGAGCGATTTGTCTCGTGTTCGCCAGTATTTAAAAGAGGTTTGTGTTGATGGTCAGGAAATATTTAAAGATATTCATGGTTTGTTTAAGTAAATGGTAGAGAAATACAACAATAAAAAGTATATAGAATTTTTTATTGTTTCTATTATAAAATGGAGTTTACCAGTTTTTTACATACTTTATTTTCGGCATTTGATAACGTATTTTGGGCAGAAATGGAATCTGACGATGATGATGAAAATAGAATTGATTTAGACTCTATTGTGTAAAAAAATATGAATATATTCTATAATGGCGGATTTTGATATAAATACCGCTGAAGTGCATACGGACGATAAGGGTAATAAATATTATAAAATTCTGATAAAAACTAAATTATATCGTGGTTCAGATTATAAAGACACTAATCTGGTTAACCCTGATAAGCCGGCATTTTTTGGTTTTACGTTAGAAGCTGTTGAACAATATGGTGCGTATAAACATACATATCCGGTTAAAGAAGAACTGAAGCTTTTGGCTATAATGGAAATGAATACAAGCTCGAATTTTTATAAGGAGGCACCCGAAAATATCAAAGAAATATTAAAGGCGAATTTTGGATATAATACGAAAGACCTACGATATTCACCCGATGGTTATAGTGATACATCTGATAAAGACGTTATGGAATATTTATGCGAAAATTATAAAAGCTATGATGGTTACGCAATGAATGGTCTCAAGAAAAAGGCTGAAACGAAGACTGATAAAATAGGTAGTGGAACATTTCATACGGAATTAGCTGTATGTGGACAGTCATTAGATAAAGTGGTTGGTAAAGTGGTCGTGAACGAGGTTGGTTCTGCAGTAAAAGAAGAGGGTGTGTCTACGGGAAATGCAACTAGAGGACCGAGAAAGCCACGACCTGACAACACAGATGGTTTCTTTGGATATGGTAGCGATAGTGAAGAAGAACAACCTCAAGAAGGAAACGAAGAAGGAAACGGAGTGTCCAGAACATTACTGTTTGGAGGTAATAGTCGAATAAGATTCAAAAAAAGGGGTAAACAAACAAAGAGAAAAGGTAAGCGAACAAAAAAGGTAGCAATAAAATATAAGAAAACTCGTTCAAAAAGAAAACGGGGTGGTGGTAAGAAGAAGAAGACCGTCTCGTTTAAAAGCTGTAAATCGGATGCCGATTGTTGGCTAAGTGAACCAGAATGCGATACCAAAAATAAGATTTGCGTTAGGAAGAAGGTTTTTCATAAATAATTAGATACGATAAATACTTAGAGGTGTATACATGTGATCGAATATATATATTAGATACGATAAATGTTTGTATAATCCATTCATATCACGTCGCTCCTCATATTGTATGTATAACATGTCTGCGAGTTCGGGAATGATTTTATCATAATCACAATTATCGTCATTCCATGACCATTCTACGTGAGTGACCTTGCCTGTGGTATCACGCCATTTGTCTTTCTCGCGATACGCATTCATATTATGCAACATTGCAGATTCAGAGATAGACGTTTCATTCACATGTTTGAAGTAAGACCGAACTAGATGAAATCCATCATAATATTGTCCCAACTCATATAATGTATCATCCCAATTGTATTTTTTCATCCAATAATGGACTTTGACCTCGTCTTGTATAAAACGATAAATATACGGGTGCAAGTCAAGAGGCAATGCCTTTAAAATACGGTCTGCGTCACTTGTCGCGACAATAGTTTGTAATCTTTGCATATTGGTTTGTGTTACTATAAGAAAACAAACAGTCCATATATCAATTTTATTACAATTCGGTAAAATTGAATGTATTCAATGAGTATTTGAATACATTATACCATGTTAGCCTGCATACAACGATACTTTCTTTGTAGACAGACTCAAACTGAACACACATTATTGAATATTACTCTAAGTGACGCCGATGTTCATAACACAGAAACG